AACAGGTTTTCCAAAAACGGAAGGTTTCAACGACCTTGCAGGAGCCTTCCCGGACTACGCGGCTTCCAGACTTCTTCTCAAAGTGGTCAAACTCAGCCTTGAAGCTCTTTTTATTGGCTTTGATGATGCGTCCGGTGTAAGTGACGCTCTCGATGATGATGCCGATGCACTGGCTGCTGTAAGAAGTGACCCTGTCGTTGAGATTGAACATTTTCTATTCCTCCTGTTTGTTTGGTGGTGCTCTCTACATTAGTTATTATACTACTTTTCAATTATTTTGTAAATAGTTTTTTATATTATTTCAGTATATTTTTATTCTTAGGGAGTAAAAAATTAAGCACCAGCCTTTCAGCCGGTGCCGGATGGTCATTCTTTCGTGGGTGTTGCGGTGATAGCCAAAGCGTCTTCAGCATCTTCAAGAGTAGTGCATGATGTCCTTTCAGTTGGGATATGCTCTCTCAGCCACTTCATGCTCATGTCGTGGTCGATAAAGGCCATGGTGAGACCGTGTCTTATTTCGTTGCCCATATAGGTATAGATCAGCTCCATATCTTCTTCCGAGAAATCGGTGTCAAGAAAAGCATTGACCCCCGCAAGAATAAATTCGTGGAACCTCCGGTTTCGCCACTCCTGCGAATACGGTGCGGTTTTGAATGCTGCCCGTGAAAGCCATTCCAACACCTTTGCTTCGATATCTTCAACGTAATGACAATTCTCTAAGATGAAAGACTGGTTTGTGCGCGGGTGAGCAATAAACTCGTACCCTACATCGTCAGAATCACGGATGAAACTGCCGGGAAAGCATTCAAGAAGCTTTGCACGGGCTTCTTCTACATCGGCAGCTCTCTGGCGTTCTTTTTTATTCATAGTTTTCACTCCTTAATCAAACTCCGGCATTGCAAGGATGATCTTCTTGCAGTGTTCCTCACTGACCCTGTACGGCTTGTGCCGAAGGGTGTTATCCTGCATGATCTGCCAGTAAACCATTGTCGGCAGCTCAAACAGGGCGGTGCAGCGCGAATACAGGCGCACGGCCTGATTCCTGATTTCTGCGTCAATTTCATCACGTCTTGTCATTTTCAATCAACCTCCGATTTTCTGATTTCCTCGCGCAGAACTTCGTATTTCCGCTGGTGCCCGCGCTTTTGGCTGTGCCTGATGCTGGCCCAGAATGATTTTTTGCTTGCAAAGCCGAGGGCTTTTGCACAGTCTGCCGGGCGACCACTGCATAGCAGCCGCCCCGTTTTTCTGTCCCAAACGGTATACCATGCGTAATACTTTTGTGTGTTCATAAAAGCGCCCGTAAGGCCAGATAGCACAGCCTTTTGATTTACCGGGAAACGGCCTTGGTCATGGCATCGATCAGCCAATGACCGCCCATGACGTTGTTCCAGTTGTTGGCCTGATAGTTCTTCGTGTTACGGTGAGGAGCGCTGTGGGTAACAAAATCGCTCATGGCGTTCACCGCGCCCCATGCGGTATTGCGGAACTTTGCAAGGTCGGGGGCCATCACACAGACCATGTAACCGTCCTTCATCTCCTGCACATGGCGCTTCTGGATGTTGCTCATGTCATCCGCTTCAGGGAACAGCTCGTCAAGGATCTTCCGCAGGCGCACGTCAGATACGGTGGTGTTTGCCATCTGATCTGCACGCTCAGCCAGAGCGTCCATGTACTTTCCGGCCATCTCAAGGCACTGCTGCGATTCCACCAGCTTGGTGCTGATATCGCCCACATGGCGCACGCTCCACGCCCGCTGTGCCGTGTTCAGGGCGAGGTTCAGGGTGTTATTGCAGACCACCCGAACAGGGGTCATGCAGACGCGGACAGCGCCGGAGCCGTCATGTGTGTTGGAGAAGCAGACATAAGGCTCTGTCTTATCTCCGCAGATTTCGGAATCGGGCAGCTTTGCCAGCAGCCAGATCTTCTTGCCGTCAAGCAGGCTGCCCGCTGTCTCGTAGTGGACATCGCCACCAATCAGGGCATCCGTGAAGGCAAATGCATCAGCGTTCTGCACAATGCGGTACTTGTCGCTGACAACGCCCAGCACCTTGTTGTCAGAGCTGCGCACATTCGCCTTGTAGCCGGGAATCGGCTCATAACCGCCGTTCAGCCACATATCGCGGGCCTCAACCGTCCAGTCCAGACCGGCCAGACGCAGGGCATCAGCACTGGTGGGCGCTTCCTGCACCATGGTTCCTAGACCGTGCCAAGGCTTCTCCCGGACATAGAACATCGTTTCAACATTTGCAGACATATTTCGTACCTCCAAAAATTATTGTGTTGTGCGGTGGCTCCCGCGACCATCCCGGTGAAGTCACCGGAATGGTTTCGGCTGCTGCCGGGCAGCCATCATCAGGCGGGTCAATAGATTTCCCTTTCAAGCCTTAAACTCCGGGCATACAGAGCCACGGAAGTGAGTGAGACGGATTGCGTGCTTCAGCTCCCTGTCGCTCATGAAGGGGGTGCAGAGCTTGCTGACGAACTTGATTGCCCACCACAGGCCTTCAACAGTCTGACGGTCAAGGACCGCCCGGCGCTCGGTATCGGTTTGGGCGGCGTAGTACCGCGCTAAGGTGTTATTGCAGTCTGCAACAAAGTTGTCAGGGATGTTGATAGAAAGTGCGTTCATGTTCAGCCATCCTTTCATCATCAAACAGTGGGCATTACGCGGGCCACATAAGACCGGCGGCGGTCGTTCATGTAAACGCAAAGATGAACGGTGCTGACATACTCGCCGCTCTCGGCGCTGTCCATCTCGCAGAGCACATCCTGCCAACCGAACACATCAGCGCCGGAATAGCTCATAGCTGCAAGGAAGCAGGTCTTGCCAGATTTCTTGGCTGCGAACCGCTCGACTTTTTTGATCTCGGAGATTTTCAGGTTGAAGTCTTTCATCGTTTTGTACCTCGCTTGTTGATTTTTTACTGATATAGTAGTATTATTTATGTAGGATATCTGCTCTTTACATTTGCAATTATACTACTATCCAATTATTTTGTAAATAGTTTTCTATTATTTTTTCGTATTTTTTTATTCTTCATTAAATTTTTATTGCGAGGTGCTATTTATGGGGAACATTTCGAGGATTCGCGATCTTGCCGACAAGAATGGAGTATCCATTTCATTCCTCAGCCAAGCTATCGGAAAAAGCTCAGGATATCTGGCAAACGCAACAAGCCGCGATGCAGATGTCCCTGTGAAGTACCTCCCTGCACTTGCAACAGCGCTTGGAACGTCTGTTGACTACCTTCTTGGAAAGACGGATGATCCTTCTGCAACAGACAGTGACATGCAGATAAGTGACGATTATGGAACATTCCAGTATGATAGGTTTTACGACCTGTGCAAGAAGCAGGGGAAGATGCAGTCACACCTCTATGATCTTGTTGGCCTGCCGTCAAAAGCTGGCAGCAACCTCAAGCGCACCAAAAAGGTGAAGCCCGAAATCCTTGAGGTGTGGGCTGCAGAGTTGAACACCAGCGCAGCATACCTCAACGGCGAAACAGATGATCCTTCCCCTGTACTCGCCCCGGCTGCCCCTGAGCAAAAAGAAAAAGCCCCCCAGTCAGACGTTGACCGCCTGATGGAGGGCTTGAATGCCGAAAGTATACGGAAACTGAGAGAGTATGCAGAGCTGCTCCTGCTTGGGCAGGAAAAAGAAGAAAAGAAACCTTAAAGCGCAGACATCCTACTATAATAATAGTGTAAAAATGTACAAAAGTGTTGTAAATATCACTTATAAGTGATATAATAGCATAGGCGCAGACAGGATGTGGTTATATTGAATGATCTTGAAACACTGCTGCAACTAGTGATGTTGCTTGCAAAATATGGAAATTCAGTTATTGTTCATGATGTTTTCCGAGATGAGCTTGCTGGCTTACTTGCAAAATCAGGTTCAGAGGATAAGTTTTTCAAACGTTTAGCATCGTATATTCAACAGCTTGTGGAAAATGGGGAAGCCGCAATTGGCCCTCCGGGTGCACCGATCGAACATTTGGCAGGGCAAAAGAACCTTTGTGCTATGAGGTTCAAACTTGGAATTTCAAATCTTCGGGTTTTCTTTGTTTATAAAGATGGTTTAATATACTTGCTATCTTCTTTCTACGAAAGACAAGGACACAAAAACACTGAATACAGTACCCACACACCTATTGCTAAAACGCGTTTTGCAGAACTTATGGAAGGAGAATGAAAATGTCTCATAGAACAACATTGTCTGACCTTATCGCTGCCATAGCCAAAAACATGACTACTGCCGAACTTGCAAAGGCCGTTGTAAATATCCAAATTCAGCAAATGATACACGACACCCGCATGGCAAAAGGCTGGGCGCAAAAAGATCTTGCTGATAAAATGGGGGTAAAACAAAGCCTTGTTTCCCGTTGGGAAAGCGGGGATTGCAACTATACCATCGACACTTTGATTGACATTGCTGATGCTTTGGGGCTGTCGGTACAGTGCCCTTTGAAGCCCGATGAAAGAATCATGTCCACCGAACCTGAAAATGTGAAGTCTGATGCTGCAAACAACACAGCTTTTAAAACGCCTGACTTTTCTTCGTCAAGGTTGATTCGGTTCCCTGAAACACCTAAAAAGCCAACAGGAGGTGCACACAATGGATGCAAAGCAGTTTGAAGCTGACATTCAGTATCTTGGAAGCTTTCTTACGGAATGCTCTTTTGATAATAATATCATTGATGCTGTGTCGCAGTGTGAATTAACGCATCAGCTCTCCGTTTCTATCAGTGAGCAAGTTCCAATTGATGATCCTTCTAAGAAGGCTGCTTATGTCAGGCTCATTCTTGACGGCGTTTATTCATTGCAGGATGGCTCAGAAGCTTCCTGCAAGTATCACATGGTTATACACGGCAAGTTTATGATTGATAAGAGCGTACCTGACGAAGATTTTGAAACAAAATTGTGGTTCAACGGCTCTGCAGCGGTGTATGGCATTGCCCGTTCAAAAATGGAGGTTATGTCCTCTATGGTTCTTAATCATGGAAAAATCGAGCTTCCAATGGTCAATATGTACGAACTGCTCAAAGCTCAGTTTGAAAAAGAAAACAAAAGTTAATCCTCGTTCTATGTTTATCCTCCGGGAATGACGGGGTGCCATGTGGCGTAGAATATCATTCACTTGTAAGAGCGGGGTTTGCTGAGCGCAAGCCCTGCTTTTTGTTTTCCATTTTCTTTTTTATAGGGAGTTTACAATGGGAATTTTCAAATGGTTGAAAAAGGCTACAAAGGTCATTGGCAAGATGGCTGTTGAAGCAGCGGAAGAAGATGAACGTTCAAAATACTCACCAAATCCTGAGTGGATGGGGCAAATGGATCTTGTCAACTCTCGTGCGAATGCAAGGATATTAGCCCCTCAGCTTTTGAAACAGGCTCAAGATTGTGCCAGAATCCTCTCGTCAACCACTGAACCGTCAACGTTCTTTATGAGATACGATTTTTGCGTTGGTCGGCTTATGATGCTTGAAGATTGTAAAAAATACGGAGTGAATGCTGCTACCACCGATTCGCTGAACAAATACACAGATTTAGACTTCAGGGATGGCGCAATAGAAGAACTTATACATCGAACCCAGATAAAGTATTCTAACAAAATACTGACGCTCAAGACATCAAAGGCAAAGGAAAACTGGGCAGCAAAGTATCATCAGGCTTTTGAACCCTACCTTTCTTATATGAGCGACCGGCAAAAGACAGCCCTTGGCGAAGCAAGCGCTGAATTATTTGAACTGGCTGGAAAATAAAAGGCCCCTCGGCAAAGCCGAAGGGCCAATGTATAAAGGAACCGTTTCAATCAGTCCCTTCATGTGCGAGCTGGGTTCTTCGCAGCGCGGCAGCGTATACTTCCAGCTTTTTGCGGTTATCCTCTGAGAGAGTTCTGTACGCCTTTTCAATGTATCGCTCGTCCTCCTCAACACCCGGGGTGTTTCCGAGAACAGCCGTTTTATCCTGCATCTGCGTGTTACCTCCATGGTTCCATTTTTTGTTTTGTTGACCTCGCCAAAGCTCACAAAACAACTGCTCACAACCATATGTTACATCAAACGGTTGTTGCTGTCAACAAATATCAAAAAATTTGATGCTTTTGCAATTTCAACCGAAAGGAGCAGAACGATGAAAAAGAGAACGAACACAGCGTTTTGGGTCGAAAAGGAAAAGCGCTGGTGCATCGCAGTTCAGAAGAACGGCACCCGCAAGCGCTTTTACAGCAGTACGCCGGGTCGAACAGGACAACGGGAAGCAAACGCAAAAGCGGATGCATGGCTTGATGATAGCATCAGAGACGGAAAAAAGAAGGTCAGCGCCCTTTATTCAGAGTGGGTGGAAGAGCTGAAGCTCACCTGTGGCACATCCTATGTTACGCAATGCCAGCGTTACGGGGACTGCTATATCCTGCCGACCTGCGGGAACATCCGCATTGACGAGCTGACCGAGGGCGACCTTCAAAAGGCAATCGACGTTTCGTTTCGGAAGCGATCTCAGAAGAAGAACCAGCGCAAGCCGATTTCAGACAAGCCATTGAGCCGCAAAACGCTTATGACGATTCGGGCGGCGGAAACCGCCTTTGTCAAGTGGTGCCGAAGGAACAAGTACACGACACTGCATCCTGATCTGTCTATCCCGAAGAATGCGAGAATGGGAAAACGCACAATTCTTCAGCCCACCGCTCTGAAGGTGCTGTTTAGCGTAGATACCCGTACCTACTACGGAAAGCCGGTATTTGACGAGTACATCTACGCCTACCGCTTTGCAGTTGCGACCGGCCTTCGTCCCGGAGAGCTGATTGGCTTATGGTATGGAGACATCAAAGGGAACACGGTCAACCTTCGGCGCAGCATCAACGTGCACCGGGAACAGACGACCGGAAAAAACGAAAACGCAATCCGCTCTTTTGACATGGGCAAGGAAGCTCGCGAGGCATACGAGGCACAGGTGCAGCTTCTGAAGGCTCAAGGTATACTTCTGAACTACAATACCCCGCTGTTTCAGATCCCGTCAGAACACGCGCTCTATCGCCGCTGGGAATCCTATCAGGAAGCAAACGGGCTTGAGCCGAAAGTTTCACTTTACGAGCTGCGGCACACCTTTGTCAGTGTTGAATCCAGCGTCCTGACTGACAGCCAGCTGAAGATGCTGGTCGGTCACAGCAAGAACATGGACACTGCCGGAGTGTATCGGCACGAGCTTGACGGTCAGAGGGAAGATCTTGCTGCCGCTACCACCGCGGCATTCAAAAAGGCACAGGCCTGACTCTGGTAACAGTTTTGGTAACACTCTTTTTTGTAAACGTAGCAAAATACATGGGCCACAAACCAACCCAACTACCTTTTTAGCAAGTGCTTAGGCGCGTTGCAGATATGTTTTTGACGTCACTCAATCATTTTTTGTTGTTCGACTCCCATCGCCTCCACCAACAAAAAGCACCTGGATTCGTTGAAATCTAGGCGCTTTTCTTTTTGCTGAAACTGGTTTATAAAGCACTCTATATCACAGAACGATTTGCTATTAGGGCGGCTTTTGTCACAATTTGTACGTATTTCCAGCAAAACAGAATGATTGTATAAAATTTATACACCTGCTAAAGTTTGTTTGTTGTCTGCTGCGGCGACGCGGGGTATACTGTTGCCATAAGGACGGCGCAAGGATGCCGAAAAAAGCAATAAAAAGCAGGGAGGCTTTTCTATGTACTATTCCAGTGGCAACTATGA